GTTTGTATTGATTTTGGTTAAAGCAGTGTCAAGTTCGTGTAATGCTTGGGTGTCCGCTTGAAAGCGGTTGTTACCTTTTGCGGAGACCTTACTGGCTTCACCAACAGAGGCACCGCCACCTGTATCAAAACTAGATTGTCCTGCTCTTTGCTCGTCCATTGCTATCCTCTGGGATTATTGCGCCAACGAGCCATGGCGTACCAATAAGCCCGTTGTCGCACTGTCATATTTTTTAGGTCACTTAGACCAAACCCCGAATAAAGCGAGGCAATCGTTTCGTATTCCCAGTAGGTAAGCGTTAGGTTAACTGAATAAAAGTGAGACCCAGTCCATAAGAATGAGAAGGTCTTCTTCGCATTTGGCACACTGAGTTTTCACCTCTTCCATCTTTGGCCCAGGAGGGTTAGTGGTTAGTGCCCGTACCAACTTGTTTCTATCGCTGACACCCAATGCCTTAGCCCATTTTTGGACATCGGCTGGTTTGTCATCGCCCCATTCAGCACAACGTGCCAACATAAGGGTGTTTTGTTCTGCGTTAGTTTTTGCATTTTTTGCAACATACGAACTATCTGAACCTGTTGGGTAACGAAGTTTGACAGTAGAACCTCCATTTCACGAAAACGACCATAGGTTGCTTTCATGGCACCAATAAAAAGCAGGTCACGGTCACCAATTAGTAAGTCATCAACCATTGTAGGGTCATCTGACATTTGTACATTACCAATAGATACAACTGCTCTTTTAAGAAGTGCTGTCATATAATCGCTATATACAAGTTCATTTTTGCTGGTAAGAGAAGCAATTGCTTCTTCATCTTCTCCGTTAAGTTCACGGATTACAGATTCCTGTAACCATTGACTATCCCGAAGAACACCACGCATTAATAGAACCTCTGTTACAGGGGCATTACTAATACGTGGTGCGGGGTCTGATAGGGCTTCGTTGGCAGCATCAATTGCTGATGTATTTGTTTCAATCATTTTATTTTCCTTTTAAGTAGACTATTTAAGAAGCGCTGGTGAGTGCATTAATTTTTGCTGCGTCATATTCAATAATAAAACCTTCGTGCACAAGACTTAACTCGTGCACCATGATTTCACTACCGCTTGCGTTTAATCCGCTCATGGTAAAAGATGCAGGCCACGCATTAAAGATTTTAATGCCAAGTTTCTTAGTACCAATAAAGTTTGCAGAGTTATTACCTACGTTGTCGGTGTAACTTGCATTGGAGTGTGGGTGGTCATAAACATACACAACTACGTCACAACGGTAGTCAGAACCACCAGTTGAGCCAGTAGAACCGCTTTGCCAGTTGTGCAGGAAACGCTGCCACTTCCATAGTTGGTCTTG